TAGCCTGCACCACTACCAACTACACAAGCTAATACTAAAATTGCGATATGTTTTGCTTTCATCATTTTTATTCTCCTTAATTATCAATACTTGGGATCGTTCCATCTTTAATTAAGTGGAATAGTTGCATCAATGTAACAGTATTTAATCTATCACCTGTCTCAGTTTCTGTGTTATTAAGCCACATACGATAGAAGATATAGTAAGTTACACTTTTATCAACTTCGAATGTTGAGGAATCCATTTTGATTGGACCCCATTTAGCACCTTGAACTTTTTGTCCATCTACTTTTCCAGTAGTAAGATATAACTTCCCAGTATTTTTATCCCATAAATAATAAACTTCTATTTCTGGATTGTTTCCATTTAGTTTACCTTCTAGGTCTTTGACTTTCATTGTAACCCGACCTTTATAAACATTTTCTTTATCTGTTTTAAATAATCCGAAACTTTCTGAAACAAAGTTGAGTCTTAAAGCCCCTGTAACGTCATCCCGCACATATGTACTAAATGCACTTACGTTAGTGCATGCAAAAAATAGGCTTAGTAACGTTTTGGTTTAACCAATGCCAATACTTCTTGACAACAGGTTGCATACTCCATTAAGAAGGAGCGGATAGGAACTTTGATATAATTTACACGAGTCTCATCTCGTTTAAAATCAACGGCTCCTTTTGCTAGCTCTGTCTCAATAGCGAATACACTTTCAGCAAGAGAGTTAAACATTCTTGCTTTGATAGCATCGATAGTAATAAGAGTTTCATTAGAATACTCTACGGCATATTTAGATGCTAATAATGCCATCTTGTCGTAATTGAATGTTTTTTCTAAACAATTCTTTTCACGAACTAATAGTTTAATGATAGAGATATTATTTTCATTTCTCTTATCAAATACACCGTTAGTTACGAATGCAGAAAAGATAGCATCGATGAATGGTTGAATATTTGTTTTCAACTCATTCGGGTGAAGCACATCAAATTCTTCTTTCATAGAATCGAAAGATACTCCATCAAGACCACGTTCTGTAATATGTAAGAACCCTGCTGTTGGATCTTGGATGTTGTTTTTAAGAACGTCTTTAATGTAGCAGATTGTAGGGAAATGTTTGATATGGGCTTTATTCCCTTTCATCATTAGATCATTGGCAGCATTTTGACATTTACCGTATTCTACAACGTCTGATACTGGGCGGCCATAGTTATCATATTTATCCTGTTGATAACTATTGTTGTAGTTGCTCTTTGATGCTGGGGTTCCATAATAAGAGCCTTTAGTAGTAGATTTACCATATTTTGGTTTGGAGTAATTGCTACGATTTCCTCCTCTAGAATAACTACCACGTTTTTGATTGTTGCTGTTTGTTGTTTTCATTTTAAACAAACCTCCTCTTAAAAAAATAATTGACTTAAACAAAATA